TACCGGCCCGAGCAGATGGTCGGGCACCGGTGCACCGAGTTCATCCCGGCCGAAGACGTCGCGGCCATCGAAGCGAGGCTGCTGGACTATTTCCGGGCCGGCCCCGGGGCGACGCCACCGCGATACGAATACCGCGCGATCCGGGCGGACGGCAATACAGTGTGGCTCGAGGCCTCGCCGAGCGCGGTCTGGGACGAGGCCGGGCGAACCGTGCTGGAACTGCACGACCATGTCCGCGACATCACGGCGCGCAAGGCTGCCGAGCGGGTCCAGGCCGAGCTGGTCGAGACCCTGGGCATGGCCGAGGAACTGGGCGGCGTGGGCTGCTGGCGGCTGGATGTCGTCAGCGGGGCGGTGACCTGGTCAGATGAGGTTTACCGGATCCACGGCAAGAGCCGGGAAACGTTCGATCCCAACCTGGACGACGCAATCGGCTGCTATCACCCCGACGATCGCCAGACGGTCGCGGACTGCTGTGCGCGGGCGATCGAGACCGGCGAGGGTGCCGGGTTCCAGCTGCGGCTGATCCACGATGACGGCGGTGAGCGGATCGTGACGTCCCAGTGCCGGCCTGAACGCGATCAGACGGGCGTGACGACCGCGCTGTTCGGGGTGTTCCGCGACGTTACCGATGTAGTGCGTAGCCAGCAGCGCATCGAGGCGAGCGAGGCGCGCTATCGCCTGCTGGCCGACCGGGCCAGAGACATTATCGTGACCTATGGGGTCGATGGGCTGATCGGATACATCTCGCCCAGCGTCGAGGCGGCGACGGGCATCTCGCCGGACGATCTGCTGGGCCGGTCGGTGACCCATTTAATCCTGGAGGAGGATGTTCCGGCGCTGGCGGAGCGCTTCCGCGAGATGGTCAAGGCCCCTGCGGGCGAGGCCATGCCGGGCCTCATCTATCGGGCGCGAGTGTCGTCCGGTGATGTGCGCTGGATGGAGGCCCGTACGACCCTGATCCGCGACCCGGCCGGACGGGTCATCGAGTTCCAGGACGTCGTGCGGGACATCACGGAAACCAAGGCCCTGGAAGCCGAACTCATCGAGGCTCGCGACGTGGCTGAGGCCGCCGCCCGCTCCAAGACCGAATTCCTGGCCAATATGAGCCACGAGCTGCGAACGCCCCTGACCAGCGTGATCGGCTTCTCGGGCCTGTTGAGGGGCAGCGAAAACTTGCCGGAGGTAGAGCGGACCTATGCTGACCGGATCGCCACGGCCAGCGACGCCCTGTTGAGCGTCATCAACGATATCCTGGACTATTCCAAGCTGGAGGCCGAGGCCGTCGATCTGGAGCCGCAACCGTTTGATCCTCGCGCGATGGTGCAGGGCGCGGCGGCGATCGTCGAGGACCTGTGCCGGACGAAGGGTCTGACCCTGATGGTGGAGACCGCGGACGATCTGGCCCCCGCGCTGATGGGCGACGAGGGACGGCTGCGGCAGGTGACGCTGAACTTCCTGTCCAATGCGGTGAAGTTCACGGGCGCGGGTTCGGTGACGCTGTGCGCGTCGGACGTATCCGGGCGGCTTCGGGTAACGGTGACGGACAGCGGCATCGGCATCGCTCCCGACAAGATCGACGCGCTGTTTGACCGTTTCACCCAAGCCGACGCCTCGACCACCCGGGTCTATGGCGGCACGGGACTGGGGCTGGCGATCTCGCGCCGGCTGATCGAGATGATGGGCGGGACGATCGGGGCCCACAGCAGGCCCGGAGAGGGCTCGACCTTCTGGTTCGAGGTTCCGGTGACCATCGCCGGGATCGAGGCAGCGGCCTCGGTGCCCGTCGTGGCGAGCCTTCCTGCGGGCATCCGCATCCTGATGGCTGATGACGCGCCGGCCAACCGCGAGCTGGTAACCGCCATTCTGGCCGGATTCAACGTCGATCTGGACACGGTTCAGGACGGCGCAGAGGCGGTCGAGGCGGCGCGGACCGGTGCCTATGACCTGATCCTGATGGACGTGCACATGCCGGTGATGGACGGGCTGGACGCAACCCGCGCCATCCGGGCCATGGGCGGTGCGGTGAGCCGGACGCCGATCGTGGCCCTGACCGCCAATGTTCAACCGGAGCATGTCGAGCGATGCCACGACGCGGGCATGGACGGCCACGTCGGAAAGCCCATCCAGGTCGGCGAATTGTTGCAGACCATCACCACGGCCCTGGAGCCGCGTGGCGACCGGGACGTCCAAGAGGCCGCCGCATGATCGCCCGTATCCTGATCGTTGAGGACGAGGAGATGATCCGTGAACTGATGCACATCACCGTGGCACAGGGTGGTCACGAGGTGACGACGACCTCGAGCGGCGGGGGTGCGCTGGATCTGCTCAAGCGGACGCGGTTCGACCTGGTGCTGCTGGACATTCACATGCCGCAAATGAGCGGACTGGACGTGCTGAGAACGATGAGCCGGATGGGGCGGGCGATGCCGCCTGTGTTGATGGTCACGGCAAACCGCAGCCTCGACGCGATCAATGAGGCCATGCAGCTGGGCTGCGCGGGCTATGTGGCCAAGCCGTTCCAGCCCGCCGAACTACGCGCGCGCGTAGTCAAGGCGATGGTCCCGCGGGCGGTGCCGCAGGCGCATGTGCTGGAAATCTGAGGCGCTGCTGAACGTTCGCGAATCTATAGTCGGGTTGGCGAGATAAAGATCACCCCGATCAGGGGTTTGCACTTTTCTCGAGACGATTTGCCCGCCGAGGTGCGCTGGTCGCCTACTGTTTGGGCATGACGGGAAATCAGGACAGGGCGGAGCGGGCGCAGGCCCGGCTGGACGCCGTTTACGAACAACTCGACCCCATGATCGACAAGGCGATCGACGCTCTGGCCGCAGTCGAGCCGAAGGCCGGCGATGCGCTGGCGGTGCAGAGATATGTCCGGGGCATCGACCTGACGGGCAAGGCCGCAAAGACGCTGGCGGGACTGATCTCGGGCCCGGGCCGTGGCGGTGTCGGCGAGCAAACAGAGGACGAAATGAACCATCGTGACGACAGTCCCGAAACCCTCGAGCGCCTGCGCGCCGAACTGGAAACCCGTCTCGCTCAGCTCGATGCCGTTTTCGAGCAGAAGGGACTGGCTGTCGAACCTGGATGCTGGCCGCGTGCACGAACTGGCGGAGAGCCGGTTCAGCCTTCATGCCCATCAGGTACCCCCGGCGACCGACTGGCGGACCTGGGTTTTGCTGGGCGGACGCGGGGCGGGCAAGACCTTCGCCGGGGCTTGGTGGATCAATAATCTGGCGCTGGCGAGCGACCGACGAATTGCGCTGGTGGGGCCGACGCTGCACGACGTGCGCGAGGTGATGGTGGAGGGGCCGTCGGGACTGAAGTCCCTTCCCGGGCGCGGGGATCGACCGCGCTGGGAGGGCGGCCGCAAGAGGTTGATCTGGCCCAATGACAGCGTGGCCTACGCCTTTTCCGCCGAGGACCCCGACAGTCTGCGCGGTCCGCAATTCCACGACGCCTGGGCCGATGAGTTCTGCGCCTGGCGCAAGCCGACGGCGGTGCTGGACAATCTGCGGCTGGGCCTCAGGCTCGGGGACGATCCGCGGCTGATCCTGACGACGACGCCCCGGCCCCTGGCGGCGCTGCGACGGCTGCTGGCGGAGGAGGGCGTGCATATGGAACGGGCCGGGACGCAGGCCAACGCCGGCAACCTGTCGCCGGGATTCCTGAAGCATGTGCGCGGGCTCTACGGCGGGACGCGGCTGGAGGCGCAGGAGCTGGAGGGGCTGATCGTCGAGAGTGAGGGCGCGCTGTTCCGGGCCGAGGATCTGGCGCGGGCTCGAGGCAGCCGGCCGGTGTCGCTGGAGCGGACCGTGGTGGCGGTCGATCCGCCGGCCAGCGCAGGCGGAGACGCCTGCGGGATCATGGTCGTCGGACGCAGGGAGGGGCGGGCCTATGTGCTGGCCGATCGGTCCGTGCGGGGCCTGTCGCCGCAGGGCTGGGCCGGCAAAGTGGCGGCGGCTGCCAAGGAGTTCAACGCGAGCTGTGTGGTCGCCGAGGCCAATCAGGGCGGCGACATGGTGCGGACGGTACTGGCCTATGCGGGCTGTGAGGCACCGATCCGGCTGGTCCACGCCAGCCGGGGCAAGGCGGTGCGGGCCGAGCCGGTGGCGGCGCTTTACGAGCAGGGCCGGGTGATCCATTGCGGGGCCTTTCCGGCGCTGGAAGAAGAGCTGATGGCGCTGGGATCCGCGGACGGTGGCGGGCGCAGCCCGGACCGGGCCGACGCCTTGGTCTGGGCGGTGACATATCTGCTGCCGGCACCGCGGGCGGGGCCGAGCGTGCGTGTGCTCTGAGACAAAAGTCGGGAAGGACGAGGATGCAGAAGCTGCGCTGGCCGGGTGGCCGCCGCGGGCGTGAAACCGCGCCCGAGATCAAGGACAGCCGGGCGGGGCCGCTGATCGCCCTGACCAGTGGGGGGCGGGCGCGGTGGACGCCGAGGGATTATGCCCATCTGGCGGACGAGGGGTTTGCCAGGAATGCGGTGGCCTATCGCTGCGTGCGGATGATCGCCGAGGCAGCGGCGTCGACGCCGCTGATCGTGTTTGCCGACGGGACGCGGGCACCGGATCATGCGCTGGCCCGGCTGCTGGGCCGGCCCAATCCCGAACAGTCGGGGGCGGAGTGGCTGGAGGGACTGTACGGCGCGCTGCAGACGGCGGGCAACGCCTATGCCGAAGCGGTGGGGGACGCCGAGCCCGAGGAGCTCTGGACCCTGCGGCCGGACCGGGTGAAGGTGGTTCCGGGCCGGGCCGGCTGGGTCGTGGCCTATGACTATTCCGTGGACGGACGGTCGCTGCGGATCGGGCGGGCGGCGGATGGCTGGATGCCGGTGATGCAGCTGAAGTTGTTTCATCCGACCGACGATCACTACGGGTTTTCGCCGCTGGAGGCGGCGGCGTCGGCCATCGATGTTCACAACGCGTCGGGGGCCTGGAACAAGGCGCTGCTGGACAATGCGGCGCGGCCGTCGGGCGCGCTGGTCTATGGGGCCAAGGACGGCGAGCGGCTGACGGCCGAGCAGTTCGAGGCCTTGCGGGCCCAGGTCGAGGACAGCCACGCGGGGCGGATGAACGCCGGGCGACCGATGATCCTGGAGGGGGGACTGGACTGGAAGCCGATGAGCTGGACCCCCGCCGACATGGACTTCATCGCCGGGAAACACGCGGCGGCGCGCGAAATCGCGCTGGCGTTCGGGGTTCCGCCGCAGCTGCTGGGGATACCAGGGGACGCGACCTACGCCAATTATCGCGAGGCCAATGCGGCCTTCTGGCGGGGGACGGTTGTGCCGCTGGTCCGCAAGACGGCGGCGGCGCTGACGGTGTGGCTGGGCGGACGGTTTGCGAAGGTTCGGATCGAGGCGGATCTGGAGGCGCTGCCGGCGCTGCAGCCCGAGCGCGATGCGCTGTGGGCGCGGCTGAATGCGGCGAGCTTCCTGACAGATGACGAGCGGCGGCAGATGGCGGGAGTGGGGTCGTGAAGATGTGGCGAGTGGCGAGTGAAGCGGTGGGTCAACGGTCGTCGCGCGGGTCAATCGTATTGAATGCATGCCGTTGGTCGCTGGGCGGACATACTCGCCACTCGCCGCTCGTCACTCGCCACTCAAGGAGGTCGGCATGGATATCCCCGGAAAACTCCCCGCGGCGGTGATCGCCGCACTGGTGGTGCAGACGGTCGGGGGGCTGGTTTGGGCCGGCGGGGCTGCGGCGCGGATCGCCACGCTGGAGGAACGGGTCGGCGAGCAGCGGCTGGTGGCCGAGCGGCTGGCGCGACTGGAAGAGCAGAGCATGGCGACGCGGGCGGCGGTGGAGCGGATGGAGCTGAGGCTGGAGGGGAAAAGTGAGGGATGAGGGGCGAGGGACGAGGGACGAAGCGGGCAACGGTCTGGCGGCGAGTGGACGTTCCTCGTCCCTCGCCCCGTATCCCTCGCCCCCGAAGATCGAAGGCTATGCGTCCCTGTGGGGCGTGGCTGATCTGAACGGGGATGTCGTGGCCCGGGGTGCCTTCGCCGCCAGCCTGGCCAAGACCGGGGCTCGGGGCGTGCGGATGCTGCACCAGCATGAGAGCCGGGCGGCGGTCGGGGTCTGGGACGAGATGGTCGAGGACGAGCGCGGCCTGTTCGTCCGGGGACGGATCATGGACTGGTCAGCCGAGGCGCGGTTAGCTGCGGCCCTGTCGAAGGCGGGGGCGCTGGACGGGCTGTCGATCGGGTTCCGCAGCAGCCGGGCGCGGCGCGAGGGGCGGTTGCGGGTGTTGATCGAGGTCGATCTGTGGGAGGTTTCGCTGGTGACGTTTCCGATGCTGCCGGGGGCGAGGTTCGCCCTATCGGCCGCGCGGGCGCCGGCTGGATGAGGTTGGTTCGCACTCTATTCTGACCGGGTCCGGATCATCCGATGGATAGCCCGCCGCCGTTTTTCGGACGTGCGGAACGATCTTCATTGCGACCGGCCGGCCGTCATCGGATCGACGAGGGTGAAAGAACAAACCAAACATCGATACCGCCCCGATCCATCGTCACTGCCTGACTCCATCTGGGGAAGACCGCGCAGCAGACAAGATCAACCTCAGCGTGGGCGGGCGATACGGGCGAGGATACGGCCCAGTTCGCGCATCAGGGCCGGCCGGCGAAACAGTTGTATCAGGCCATAGCCCGCGAAGATCATGATGAAGCCGGGTGGCAGCCGGAAGGCCACCGAAGCGAACAGGAGGACGAAGGCGATCACCGCAAAGATCTTGATCTCGGTCGACGGCAGGAGGGTCGCAGACGGCTTTTCCATCCCGTCCTTCGCCGATCCGGCAAGGCCGAAGACCATGTCGAGCAGTGGCGTCCCGGAGGCCGTGGCCGGCGGCCGCTGAAGACGCTGCGGCGGGCCGGTGTTTTGAAGGCGCGGCTCGGCGAGGCTTGCGGGCTCCTGCCCGGGATGGCTGTCCAGGTCGAGCCGGGGGCTGGGCGGCATCAGGGCTGCGGGGTCGTA